ATATCCAGGCATTTTGAAAGATGTTCATCTGTATGCGTAGCCATAAAACTGGTTCTGATTAAGGCCTGGTCTGAGGCAACTGCAGGGCTTACAACAGCATTAGCAAATACTCCGGAATCAAATAATCTACGCCAGAAATAAAAAGTTTTATTATCATCACCAATATAAATTGGAACGATTGGTGTGCCATTGCTGGAGCCTGTATTGAATCCAAGGCGTTGTAATTCTTCCCGCATAGTTTTGCCAATTTCCATTAATCGATGACGGCGTTCAGGCTCCTGTTCAATTATTTCAAGACTTTTAATTGCAGCCGCTGTTGAAGCAGGCGTTGGTGAAGCGCTAAAAATAAGTGGGCTGGCGGTATGTTTTAGATAATCAATCACATATTTTGGACCGCATACAAATCCACCAAGTGATGCAAAAGATTTACTAAACGTACTCATAATGATATCCACGTCATCTTCACATTCGAGGTATTCATAACTTCCCCGACCATTTTTGCCAAGAACGCCAACACCGTGTGCCTCATCTATATAAACCCTGGCATTATGTTTTTTAGCAATAGCCGTTAATTCTTCCAATTTTACCAGGTCACCTTCCATACTAAAAACACCATCACTAATAATAATTTTACCTTTACTATCATCGACCTTGGAGATAACTTTTTCCAGGTTTTTCATATCATTATGATGGTATCGTTTAATGGATGCTCCATGACTGGCACGGGTACCTGTATATATTGATGCATGGTTTGAACGGTCCATGATAATTACATCATCCCAACGTGTGATACCCGCTGATGCACTGCCCAAGTCCAGCTGATCGACAGATGCATTGCCCGTCTCTTGAGTATCCCCGGCGAAGCTGATGAATGATACCCCGTCAACTTCAATGTCAACGGTGCCCACCCCATTATCTACCAGCACTTTCACTTCCAGCCGGGACCACCTGTTCTGCTTCATCCGCTGAGTGGATGTGGCGATAGTCGTCACGCCCCTCTGCACCACTATCCGCCCCGCACCATCGACCCGCAACTGCACCTGGATAGCACCGCCGTCAAGCAGTCGGATAAAATCCTGATCAATTGGGAAGGTGTCTTCTATGTACATCGACACACCGACAATCACTGTCGTAGTGGTATCGAAAGTCGTGCGAGTTATCTCGGCATCACCAGAATTAAGTATAGCGCCGCCGCCAAACCTGCCCGCTGTGTTTGAGAACGAACCCAAATGCATGTCCCACTTTCTATCCACATTGAAAGCCATGCCGTACAGGTCACACCCATCCACAAAGAGCATTGCCATGATCAGTTACCTTCAGTTATCACGAGTGCAGTGACTTCCACCTGCAACCCCGCCGTGATAGAGGTCGAGTTGAACTCCAGATCCGCACCTGAACCCGTGGTGCCAATGTCACCATCCAACACACCATTACTGTCAGAGTCAACTACCCTGAACCATGTAGCCGTGCCCGTAGCATTGGCACTGGCATCGGGTGTGATGGCATTAGCTGTCAGCACACCACTTGTGGCTGCTGCAAAAGCCGGGTCGCTCATAGTGAGTTCTGCCAGGAGTGTCTGGCCACCTATGGCCACATCCGGATCGGCTGGTTGTGCCCCATCATAAATTCTGAATAGCCCGGCACCAGCACCAGCGTCCACCGCTGCTGCCACTGTATCCAGGCGAGTGTTTCTTGTCGCCACTGCGTATTGTAAATTAGCCATTATACCGGCACCTCTGTATTAATCTGGGGAGGATCCGCCACCATGAGTATGATTGTTACTAATGTTTGTGCCACTCGATGTAACTGTAGCACCCAATGTCGTGGCCCCTGTAACTGTCAAATCCCCTGTGATCGTCACGTCACTCGTGATTGAAACCGTTGGGGCAGTAACATTCACGCTCCCTGCCACTGTCAAATTCACATCACCCGAGACAGTCACATTTTGATCACCGTTAGCCGTGACCTCAATATCCCCGTTCTCAAGGAATTTTACAACTGATCCGGTCAAGTAATTGCCTAACGCCACCTCGCCCTCTTTGAGGTTCTTAAACCTCTGGCGGGTCAAGTTGGCCATGCCAGCCCGGTTCTCTTCCTGGCCCTGCACGTTGAACATGAGCACCATGCTACCAGTAGGTGGACTGCTGCATAAACCGTAAGGGTACACCAGTTCGATTTGGGCAACCTTCCCCTGGTACTTTACTTGAGAAGTCTGGAACTCTGTTGAGTCAGTAATAGGCTTCGTGGTTAGCGACCGTTTGATCATGTTAGAGATCAGTGACTGCAATCTCTTAAAGATAGTTGCCATGTTACTCGCTTAATTCGATTCTGGTGTTGTATCAACTGTAGGCTCTGAAGCCTGCAAAGTGTATGCATCCTTCGTAACTAGGCCCAGCGTTGTCTGACTCCCACCACCCAAGCTAAGTGAGTAAGTAACAGAGTCAATAAGAAGCTCATCCTGTAAACCAGCGAATACATCATCTACAAACACTATCCTGTTCACTCGCCAGATGTTACCCGTGCTGTCATTGAGAAACCCCTCGACGGTAACCGTGTACCTGAATGCGCGAGACCTGTTGACATTCGCTTGCCAAATGGCTCTTTCTTTACATTGAGCAGTGCTGGATGCCTTCTCTGCCTGCATATAAAAGATTCTGGTTGCTCTAATGTCCTCATCGGTAGCCCCATCTGAAGGCTCTATTATCTCTTTATCGGTTGAAGCGGCACCTGTCTCATTAAGAGCACTAACATTGCCCTCTGACTTCACTATGTACTGATTAAATCTGTTCGAGTGATCACGCCTGACAGACCCGTTTTTTATGTTGTTCAAGTCAGGAGTGCCAAGAGTATTGGATAGTTTAAAATCAACTGTATCGCGCTCCCCCCTTGTCAAGAGCACGTTTCCATTGCCATCCGTCGTAACTAAAACCTGAAACTTTCTAGCGTAGCTCTCCATGAATTCAAATACTGTTGTGCCGACTTCAGCACTGAGTCTTTCCGACACTTTAAAGTCAGCTAAGGTGTCCACCTCATCAATAACTTCTATGCCCGTTATCTTTGCTACTTCAAGAATCTTCTTCATTGCTGCTTGAAAAGATATGCCCGCCTCTATATCAGCCTTATCCCCTAAAGTAGAATCGATTATATCCGCAGTTTTATCTCTGCCGCTCACTTGTATGGAGTGATCGTCGGCTGAATACCGAACTTCTATCATATCAATAAACCCGGTGATAACTGGCACCTCCTCAACAAGCACCCTGCAGGGATCCCCTACAGAGAACGGAAATGCCTGCACAGCACTGTCATACGCCGTGAACCTGAAGACACCGCTGATCGCATCTAGTCGTGTTGACACCTCTATCTCATCAAAACTAGTGTATACAATGGTATTGACCTCTAAAGTTATCATTGTGTCAACGTCTCCAGAGTGCCTTCATAGTGGCTAACATTTGGATTGTTGTTTAAGCCTACGATGTCCTGATAGAGTGTCAGCTCCCCGTATAAGAAGTATGTGAGGACTTGCGCGGGCATGCGCTTGATGGAGATTGAGAGTACTCTGTTTATAGTTAGTCGCTCGCTCTGAAAGAATACCTCTATCTCGTCTCTTAACGCGTTCAACAATTCTCGGGTGGCCGCAGGCATTTGTGGGTCAGCAATCACAGCTTGATACTGGTCTTCGAGTTTTTGCTGCTGAACCTCTAACTCATCCAGGTTTGAAAACTCAATCCCGGCTGTGGTTTGATACGCGAGAGACAAAGAGTTATTTCTCATCTGCCGGGTTATGGTCTGCTCGTTAACTATGCTCTCAGATGTCTCAACACTTATCGCGTTGCCCACATCTATACTCGCCGTTAAATTCTCAGAGTCAATGTTGAAATCAAAGAACCTCTCCAAAGCGGCCAGCCCTTGCTCCGGGGCAACTGTGACTATCAAATTCACTTGGTCAAACAGATTCTTAGTGGCAAGCGCCAGCTGTGAGGGTGCAAAAATGAGGTTAACAGCCGAGGCAGAAAATCGGGATAGCGCCGCAGTAAATTCTGTAACAGCCAATGTGTCTGGTGCGAACAATTCAGTTACGCTTTGAAATGATTCAGTAACCCCTTCCAGTAGGGTCTGTGCTTCTGAAAAGGCCGTAGTGAACCCGGAAGATATTAAAAAACTATCCGCCACGTCATTTTGTAATTGAGTGTTCAACGTGTTCGACGCAGTTACAACAGCTGCCTCACTACTTGGGAACGGCTGCGGTACCACCCGATCATTGGCCGCTTCAAACACCATGCTGAATTCAGCAGACCCCAAACCTGTGAGATCTTCTGTGAGAGAATACGGCTTGGCTACAACCTGCACGCGACCATAGAAAGGGTGTATTAACGTCTGCCTCCCTTTAGCTTCCAGCGCACGTATTAACGCAT